TTGGGTAACGGGTTTAGATTTGTTATGAACACAGGCTCTTAATATGAAGTTCCCTATAGTATTTCCACCAAGAGCCGACTCTCTGAAGTCTTTAAACTTTGTATTAAGCACTAGTTCTAAAGTGGACTGGTATATAGCGTAATCCGAAGATTTCAAACTAATTACAAAATCATGCCTAGCTAAGAGTACCTTAAGTAAAGCCTCGTCTTCTTCTGTAGAGAGGAACACAGCCTCTTCGTCAATACTAGAGTATAGATTAAACGCTCTGCCCCAGTTTACGGAACTACCTGTAGGTAGCAGTGTCTCTGTATCGCAGTACAAGTACTTAGATCCACTAACTTGTAGCCTAACATCTGTTAGCCTAGCTGCTGTTCTATATTGCATTTTTCCTCCGCTAGCTGAAGATTACTCTTCAGCTTGGTGAATTTAGACTCAGTTAGAAACTGTTTCCAGTATACTAATTGATGGTTTAGTTTATCTATCAACTCAACTACAGTCTCCACCCCGGGATACCCAGTAACCTTAGCCTTAGTAAGTTGCTCGTTCTGTTCCTTATTGGCTAGGTTAAAGATGATAGCTTTCATGCTAAGGTATTTACTCCTAGGCATATTTGCTTTCTCATTTAATACCAGGCCCAATCCCCGCTGCTGTCTATAGTAAGGCATTACCCTACATTTATGGCACTTCCACCCCGTAGCATCTCTAACTAGTTTTTTTATAACCCCTAGTACTTTAACTCCGCTAACCTCATTGCTGGCAAAGGCTATATAGAGATTGTCACTGTACCTAGTTATCTTAGCCTCAGGGTATTCCTCGGCTAACTTAGGATCTAGTAAGTGTTCACTAACTCTATTGCTTAATAGTGGACTCACCACACTGCCTTGAGGTAGGAAACTTCTCTTACCTTTAGTAATACAGCACAGTCTAGCTATTAGGAAAGCGATCTCTTTAGGAGCCCCATGATGTTCTAGCATCTTGGTTACCTGCCACATCGATACCGATGTGAAGTGATTCTTGAAATCTAACGACACTAACAGTTTATGAGCCTGCATACGAGTGGCGGTGTCACTTAACTTGACACCTGTTTCATAGGCGTAGCTAGTACCAGTAGCTGGTATCAGCCTCTCTAGTAAACGCTTTAATAAGCTATGCAGATGCGCTAGTCCTGGGGCTACCTTATACACTACCCTGTACCTACCTCTCCCTTTTGGGATCCTAATCTCACTATAGAACAAATCACTATTTTCTTTTAACTCCGTAGCTATATACGTGAGCCTTTTAGTGTTAGTCCTCAGGTTGTTGGCCAGTAGCCTCCTTGTTTGTGGAAACATGATGATACAGTCCTTCCGAACATTGGGTAACGCCTAAAGAGCAGCCACCCATTAGATGATCTACCTGGAATGAACACGACTCCAGGCAATTAAAAGTACCTACCTCGCTATCAAATAAGGTGGCGCTATAGCATTTAAATAAAGAAGAGGAGGCTCTTACACTTAAAGAATCCATCTTATACCTACCACCCTTAACCATCTCTAAGGGTACCGCGTAAAACACTTCATTTGTCTCCCATTGCGCATCACATAAGATGGCAGCCCTTAGTTTACCAGCTATCCCTGAGTCAGGTATATCTTTGAATTTATCTACTATAAAGCAGTCACCTAACTCTGATAGATTATCAGCTAGGGAAAACTCGTCCTTAAATAGAATAATCTCTACTGCTGCCGTCCACCCTACGCCGGGTATGGTAACCATACCTCGGGCTGATTGTGGTACCGTAACTATAGCAACTTCTACATTAGGTATCTTTTTAAATTCGTAACTCAAATCACTTCCCTGATACCTGTATATACCTCCCATAATCACAGAAGCCGCTAACAGCCGAGGGCTTGGGATTACCCCATCTATACTCTTCTGCAGGTATAGTCCCCCTAGAGGAGATCAGCCATAACATCTTATTCTGCGGTATACGGATATCTAGGGGAGGTAAGTTACACTCCCCATCAGTGGCATATATAAATAGGTCTGGTTGTTTAGAACAAGTAATATCTTTACTACCCTCTGACCAAGGTTTTCCTCTGACCCATTGAAATACGGGGTCAAAAGAGGTACCTCCTCTACCTGATACTTTAGTATCTATATCGCTAACTTCTTCTAATGAATAGATACGCCCTATATTAGTGTCGCATTCTACGACAGTTACATTAGTACCTTCATTAGTATCTAATATACCTCTAAGCTCGCCGAAGATCTCCTCTAGCTCGGAGTTACTAACTGAGGCTGAAGTATCTATACCGAAGACTATATTGTAGCTGGGGTTCTTACGCTTACCTGGGTAATCAGAAGTATCTAGCCCCTCCAACATTACGTGTCTTCTGCGGGGCCTACCCAGAGTAGTCTTCTTCCTCGATGGCTTAGCAGATTTAGCATAGTTCCTGAGTTCCTGTTTCCAATCCACTTCAGGTGGACGAGTCAACTCCTCTAACCACTGTTCTATATTACCGGGTACAGTGCCTCGGGATTTCACTGTTTCCATAGAGTCTTGCATACGCTTAATAAACTCCCTAGATAGCTTGTCTGCTAACTCGGTAGCGGACTCATCTTCTCCGGGGTTCATTAGTTTATCTATATCCCCTACTGGGTCAATGCCCGCAGCCCCCATAAGCTCCTCTAACTGTTCATCTGTCATTTTACCGGCAGCCTCCATCAGCTTACCCATAAAACCACCTTTTCCACCATCTTCTTCTTTTTCTTCTCCATCTTCTCCTTTACCGCCTGCGCTGCTATCATCACCATCGCCGTTACCTTCATCATCTCCCGGCTTAACTAGGCGGCTCACATCCCAAGGTTCTTCTATGATCCTTGAAGATAACTCCTCTACATACCACTCTAAGGATTTCAACTTAGGCAGGCCTACATCACTAGGATGTATACCTGCGTAAGAACCCATAGGAGTACCATTGTACTCCCTATCTTCTGTAGGTGTACCTACTCTACACTTCAAGTCTTGTAGCGAGAATATCCTACAGCCGTCAATCAGCCAACTGTTTAATGAGTAATCTGCGCTAACATGTATAACAGCAGCTGCTTTAGCCAGCTTTACAGGATCTTCTTTTAACATATCATAGAATCTAATCATTCTAGGTATATGCCCTAGGGCAGCATGGCCTAGCTCATGCGCTATAACAATACCTGCCCCATACACATCCAGCTCGTTTACCATCTCAGGACTGTACTTCATGAGATAGTGACCGTTGCTAATTTGTATGGAAAATGTTTTAGTATTACTATCTTCTCTAACCTGTAAGCCGCTTAGTATGTCAGCGAACAAATTAAATGTTCTATAAGTACTAGCAGTGCTCATAAGAGTTCCTAGGTAACTATGGTAACTATCAGCTATACTTAATTGTGCCCTAGCCGTGGGCTTTTGAAATTTACGACGCATAAAGGGTCTCCATTATGATTGATCAAAATAATGACACTACCTTCTCTAAACTACGTGAGATACTAAATGACCTTCCTCAGATAAAGCCTCTAATAAAAAAAGCTTCAGTCGGAGAGGAAGTTCGTAACTCACTAAATACAGCAGCATTTGCCGATAGGGCTAACAGAAGATTTCCAGTTAACTCAGCAGCAGATACTATACTGTCAAAAGCTTATGCCACAAAAGTGGCAAATCTTGCGGACGGAGTTATGTCTGAAATAGACACAGCTTTGGATATGTATAAGATAGACCGCAATCTATTTAATACTACTAAGGTGGCCCATACTAAGCGTGATCCTAACTACCTGCTAGAGGGTCAGAAGAAATGGGATCTCAACAAAAATACTTCTATTAAGCTAGCAGAGCAAGCCTTGTTTAGAAACAAGAATAAACTAGCCCCTAAAACACTATCCTCAGCCTCATTAAAACTTATAAAAGAAGCACGCTCCCGAGGAGAAGAGGTAAATAGCCGCACTCTAAAGTATGCAGGCCTAGTCCAATGTGATTCTAAGTATGCTAGGGATTGGCTAGAAGCTAGAGCCCATAAAGCTACTAATACTAAGGTGGCTGAGGCGTTCACTAAGTTGTCCAGTGTTATGGCTAAAGTAGACAATTCTATAACTAGAGATGACCTTATAAAGGTATCTTCAGCAATAAACAAGCTGGATAAAGTAGCTGGTTTTACTAAACACTACGGTCGTAACTTACCAGATCCTGTAGAAACTATTTTTAACACCAAGACAGCTATGCAGCCTTCCCTAAACTTAGGTGGTAAGGATATACCTCTCGAAAAACTAATGGCTGTACCTCCTGCGGCTTACGGAGACATACTGGGTTCTGATATAGTAGACGAGATAACAGAAGGGGGGGAGATAGCCCCTGATAAGCTTAGTGCTATACTAGACACCTTGCCTAAGGATATGAAAGATTCTCTAGTTAAGGAGTTAAACCTATAATGCAATCCATAGCCTCTAAACTATCTAAAGAAGCAGCAGTGAGCCTACTAAAAGACCCAGGCCTGGTACCGCTATCCTGCTTAGTAGCAGCTTGCGATGCTCTAACAGGAGGGGCTTGTTTTGTGTGGGAGATAGATACTACCCTAGATGAGTTAGAGGATGAGAATAGTCTACCTAGCGCTGAAGCTAGGGATAGGCTACTGGCAGGGATAGCTTGTTTAGCTAACCCAGCACATCTATGGGAAGCAGGGGCTTTTATGGCTGTAGCTCAAACTATTAACGGTAGTCTAGCAGTTCCTGAGATATGGGAACCTCTTAGTCCCGCGCAGATAACCTATGCTATAAACGAGCTTAACTATTTAAATAGCTTATACAATAACGTATCTACAATAGAGCCTCTATATGGGGAAGACCCCAAGATTTACATGGCAGGGTGTTTATTTGATCACGGATTCCCTGAGTGTCCCGAAGAACTGAGCTTATGCGCAGATCAACTTGAGAGGTTCTATGATAAATCAGTTGAACTATCAGAGCTAGTGGGTAATCCCGTAACTAAGCGTAAATTGGACGAAGTAACTTCTTATGTTAAGAGCATGGTATCTATCAGAGCTAAAAAAATGAGCCTGCTAAAAACAGACCCATCTTCCTAGGCCCCTACCAACTTTAAATTCTTACCTAGTTAAGGCAGTGACTAACTACAGGGAAGATTTTTGTCTTCCAGAGGTTGTTCGGTTTAAGAGCCGAGATCAACATCTTGTAATAATTGTCTGTGCCATCGTTGCGCGACCACAGCTCGGTACACATCTTTACCTTAACGTCGTCGTCGATGTGTGCCCAGAATCTACATAGGTTGCTAACTATATGCTGAGGATCAGGCTTAGTACCGTAGATATATAACATCGTCGATGTCACTACTCTGGTGATCAAGTCCTTTCGACCTGCTGCCTCAATTCTCTTGAGAGTACTGGCAGTAGTAGCCCAGTCATTAAGAACCGTCTCAGGTGGCAGCTTGAACTCGCTATCCTGAGTGAAGTTCACGAAGTCACTTGCTGTTTGGTAACCTACATAAGTACTGATAGCCACAGGGTTAAGTAAGTCATCGTTAACCTGTAGGAACCGACTTACTTTTTCCCAGCTAGCTGGGGTGGCATAGATTTTACCAGCCGCCCTAGCCTTTTCGTCTAACAGCTTCTCCAGATTAGAGCTCACATAGTCTATAACCCACTTGTGGTACTCTTTTTCTCTAGCATATGCTAACCAGCCTGACACGTCTGTGGTAACCTCCATATGGCACAGACGTCTACGCCACGCAGGATCGTTTAAGATATCATTTACCTGATACGACCCATTGTCGGGGTTACAGGCTGCCATGATATAGCAGTCTTCAGGTAGGTCTACCCCATAGATACTACGTTCACTAATAAAGTTAAACAGGCCAGACGCCGTTTCTGCGTCCTGGTATCGGGTGATCTCGTCAAAGAACACAAGGCTAGGCTTACCAGCTTTCTGCGCTTCAAAGATCTTTTTAGTCCAAGGAGGCAGCAGCATTTGAAAGAATTGCTTATCCTGTGGGTCTCGATAAGGAATACCGAAATCAGCGGCCTGCATGTGAGATACCGTATTCGCTACCAGTACCGCCCTGAGGGCATCCGCTATCTGCCCTGCGCCCGCTGTTTTACCAATACCAGCTTCTCCGTGCCAACATACTACGCCTCCGGCCTTAAGTATAGGCAGGGTTACTTTGTGGCTATCTGAAATGCTAACTCGGCTTATACCGATTGTATCGGCATAATTTTTCTGTGTATTATTACTCATATGATGTTTATTTCCTAAGGTGTAAAAAATGGATGATTTATCCTGTGATCGGAAAACTCTAGCTGAGGCCACCCTAATGTTGGATGGCGAACAGTTCTCTTTAAATGACTATCCGTTCTATAACTCCCTGTATAAAGGAGAATGGCCTAGCACACTGTTAATGTGTGGCCGTCAGGTCGGTAAGTCTGTTTCTGCAGCTGCTTTTAGTGTCTGTGAGAGTATCGCAATACCTCACTTCAAGACACTATATATAGCTCCTACCCTCAAGCAGACTAGTACCTTTTCTAATACCCGCGTGTCTAAACTAGTAAGGCATAGTCCTGTAGTTAAGCAGCTTATGGGAGCAGTTACCTCGGACAATGTATTTCTTAAAGTCCTCGGTAACGGTTCAGAGCTTATTTTTAACTATGCCTCTGATGACCCCGATCGTGTCCGAGGTGTGTCTGCTGACCGTGTCATATACGACGAGGTCCAAGACATAGACTACGAGGCTGTAGTACCTGTGGTTAATGAATGCCTAGCTAACTCCAAGTTCGGATTTGTATCGTACATGGGTACTCCTAAAACTCAGGAAAACACTATACAATTCATCTGGGATAATAGCTCCCAGTCAGAGTGGTGTATAAAATGTGATTCCTGTTCCAAGTATTCTTTCTACCGTTCCTCTAAAGGTATCGGTAAAGAAGGCTTAGAGTGCCTCCACTGCTCCAAATATGTTGATCCTAGGAACGGCATATGGGTAGATATGAAGGATTCATACTACACCAAAGCATTCCACGTACCTCAAGTTATACTACCAGCTAATCGAGAGAAAATCCGTTGGGGACGTATTCTCAATAAGCTAGATACTTACTCGGAGAGTAAATTTAAAAATGAGGTTATGGGAGTCAGTGACTCCGTAGGATCTCGACTGGTCTCTTTAGAAGACCTTCTCTCAGCATGTAAGCCGAGGCAATCTCCCGCAGGTTTTATCTGTGGGGGAGTCGATTGGAGTGGTGGAGGAAGCAAAGGTCTTAGTCGCACAGTTAGCTGGATCTTCTCTAGATCTCCCGGAGGAAGGTTTATCATGCACCACTACTGTATTTACAGGGACGTTAATCCAGTAGACGCAGTGGATCGCATAGCCCAAACCTTCCATGAATATGGTGTAAACCTAATAATAGGAGACGCCGGAGAAGGCGCTCTAGCCAACTCCTTACTAACTAAAAAGATGCAAGGCAAGCCTCTATATCAACTCCAGTATGGGTCTAATTCAAAACCTCTTAACTGGAACGGAGTAGACCGATACATGGCTGACCGCACTACCCTAATTGACTGCTTCTTCCTGGACGTTAAGCAAGGTCGGATACAATTCCTCGAGAAGGCACATATGCAGGAGGCCTTTGAGGATATGCTAGCTCTCTATGAGGAAGTAATGCCCTCGGGTAAGAAAGTATGGCGCCATTCCCCAAATGCCCCCGACGACTGTCTACATGCTGCTGTATTCTCATGGGTGGCTTGCAAGATACTTAGCCACGACCTTAAGTTTTATCACCAGTAGCTTTATGCTCCTCAGACTTTAGGTAGAGGTACAAGCTCCATAGGGCCGCGAGTGCCTCTTCTGCTTTGACTTTACCTAGACCATCTTCTTTGAAGTGAGGGTGATTTACCAGGGATTCCTCTACCAGCATACCACATAGGTAAGATCTATCTAATACCTCATGGAGTAGTATTTCTCTACTGTACTTACCTTGTTTATCAACTAGGGCTAACTCTCTAGTGTCTGGTTTATCATTCGACATAATATATACCTTTTATATATGTATAAAAAAACTACCTACTATCTAATATAGTACAAAGTGTATTCCGGGGACCAGAGCTCACGTAGTGAGCCTAGTTGGGAGTATGAAGTAACTTCATAGCTTTTTCAGCTACTATATTTGTTCTACACAACAATGTATTCCCGCTGGCGCCTCAGGGGCATCCCCCCCGCGCTTTGTGTAACCCAGTGAGGTAACTGATTTTCTCAGGTGCCCCCCTCGGCCCGCAGGGCCAGCTTTGGTATAGCGGTGTAACACCGCTTCTAACTTAGCTATAGAACTATGTATTTAACTCTAGTAACTACTGCCTATGATAGCACGAAGTGTGTCATCTCGTGACGCCCGCCGTCGAGGGTCTAACGCAGTTAGGCCTCGACCCTAATTCGGGAGTATGGAGTTACTCCATCTCTCCTTAAGCTACTATCTTATTCCATACAACAATGTGTTAGAGGCCTCGGGGAATTTGCAGGCAGTGCCTCCATTCTCCCTGACGTGTTACCTCAGTTTCAAGTCAACCAGCCGGCCCTACGGGCCGGATTTGGTTTGGTAGTGTAACACTACCTTTACTTAGCTATGGAACTAATACTCATTCAAAATGTTTTTCCCAGACATCCCTTCAGCAGATTTTCGCTGAAGTTGAGGGAAGTCTATGTTACACAGACCCTAGTCTCAGCAATGAGTATCTACTCTAATAGATCGAAGTGTGCTCGATATCGCGCAGCCCGGGCGCCGTGCTCGAAGAGCTGATAGGGGGCGGAGATGTAACACCTCCCTCACCTAAAGCATCTACTAAAGTAGGTAATGTCTGAGCATATAACCCAGAGCATAAACTTATAACAAATAATCAGCTATTTTTGTGTGTAGGCCTCTACACTATACTTGGCTTCACCGTACGTAGGGCCTACTTCTATATCGTAAGGTAGCTCCACCGGAACCACGGGGAACTCTCTTTGTATAAAGTCCCTAACATGCATTTTGAAGAACCCATCTAAGCTAGGTAGTAAGCTTCTGGGCATCTCAAATACAATACTGTCATGCACAGTAATCATCAACCTGCCCCGCACTTTACTCATGTGTTTACTTAACTCTATGAGAGTCCTAGTAACTATCTCAGAGGTGAATCCTTGAACCAAGTAATTTACCCCCTGTCTACCACAAGCCGATCCTATACTACCCCCCATTCTTGCTAAGGGAAACCTCCGGGCCCTGCCAGTCGGGGTGCGGAGTACTCCTTTATGGAGCACCAGGCTTTTGGTGTAAGTTATATAATCATTAATACGAGGGAACCTTTTAAAGAACATACGCATCAATGATTCCGCCTCCCGGACATGAATACTTAGCTGTGTAGCTAGCTTAGGGGCACTGATACAAAACAAGAGACCAAACACTACCGCTTTAGCGTGTTTTCTCTTAGTAACTAGAAACTCTTCCTCAGAGTTTCTCTTCACCGAGTCTATCTTCCTCGCCCTGTCTATCTCCTCGTAATCTAGTTCAAAGACTATACTAGCTACCCAACTATGCATATCTAACCCATCATTGAGAGCATTAAGCAAGGCTGGGTCTTGGGCGTACACCGTTAAACCCCTAACCTCTGCTCCCGCATAGTCCAAATCCACAACACATAATTCTTCATTCTCCTCCCATCTGTACCTATCCATTAAATAACTGTCCCACTCTGATCTACCTTCAGAGGTATCCGTAGTGGAGAAAGCCTTTTTAATATGAGTACCTGCTACCTCTGGTGGTTGATTCTGTAAGTTGGGATCAGAAGAAGATAACCTACCAGTAGCAGTACCGTTTAACCATAGGGAGCCTCTTATAAACCCATCGTAATCAGATAGAGTTATAAGGTTCTCTAAGTAGGTGGATTTGGCTTTGGCGGTATTTCTATATTCTAATATATCTAAAGCTATGGGTTGAGTTTTACCCCAAATACTCAAAGCTTCACTATCACTAGAGGTTTCACCGGAGTCCGTATACTTTACTTTGGGTAGTCCATAACCGGCCACCATTATATTAGCTACTTCTGCTGGATTATGTAGTACTATACTATTCTCTTCCCTACCTAAATCCTTAGCTATCTTCTCCACTAAATTTAGCTCTAACTCTATTTCCTTAGCGGCTTGCCTATTATACTCCTTAAGTAGATATTCCCTATCCATACGAATGCCCTCATTCTGCATATCGCACAGAATTTCAGTAAGCGGTAGGTAATGCTTATCCATGAGAGACATCATGTACCCCCTACCTTCCTTATCAGCTAGTGACTTAGGGTCTTCTTTCCAGGCCGCTTTTCTCTGCTTAATGCTAATCCTTAGGGTAAGATCTGCGTCTATAGCGGCATAAGGCATCATTACATCTGTAGTAACTTCTTCAAAAGTAGTACCTGACCTTAGGGGGTTTTTGTACTTAATATCAAATTGTACTTTATCCGATGTTTTTATGAGCGCCTTAATCGCCTTATCTACCTTCTTTATATACTTAGTTCTATTACTAAGGATTACTACTGTATCCTCAGCGGTAGACCTTACTTCTTCTGGCGTGCTTTTCTTCTTACTCATCTTTTTTAGTTTAGAAGACAAGTTCTGCAAGGTGGCTATCTCCCCCAGTAAGTCCCCCGTATATCCTACGGGGGAGTTATTCTCCACAAGACCATCCTGGAGGGAACAGGCCCTAGACACCTTGTCTTGAGTTTTAGTAGAGTCTCCGTCCTTTAGCTGTACATGTAAAGGTTTCTCGTAGCCTGCCAGGGAAGGGAAGTGGTTTAGAACAACCTGCTTCAAGCTATAGTGGCCTGCTTTGTTCTCATCTAGCATGTGCTCTGCTAACATACCATCCCACCTAGTATTGTTTACTGGGTTACTAAATATCTCCTCTAGGCCTTTACCTACTACCTCTTCTATCCTACGTACTAGCTCGGGGTTTACCTCTATGGCCTCCTTAGTTTGCCTAATTAGGGTGTACTTAGTAACCCCATAGTCGAACTTATAGTTCCACCATGTCTTAGGGTGGGGGCTTTGTAGTATTTTCCATATGTAAGGTATTATCTGCGTGAAGCCATAAGGGCTATCCTTATGGTCTATAAACAAGGCGAATGCCTTACCTGGTTCTACTGCTCCTGAAATGGCTATGGCCCTGGACCCCTCGTAGTGGGGAAATAGGGTATTAGTCTCATAGTCTAAAGCCATCATGCTAGAAGACATATCTTTACCTGGTTTTTTGTAAGCAGAGTACCTATTAGCTATGTCTATAGCCTCCTCAAGCGTAGAAGGTATTTCATACCCAGCTAGTAGAGCAGGTACATCCATAGAGTCTAATGACTCCCCTCTAACTAACTTAGTAGCTTTCTGTATATCATTTGCCGCTAAGTTAGTAAGTCCTGGCTTCTTCATTATCCCCGACAAGGCGAAAGTAACTACTATCTTTATATCTCTACCTAGGAAGTTTACGTCGAGAACACCTCCCCTAGCCTCCTTATGCTGAGATTTAATACCGAAGAAAGAAAGTGGTTTAGCCCCAAAGGCAACTATTACCTTAGCTCCGGAATTAAGGATCTGCTGAGCTCCTACACTATCTCGACATCTATCTATCAGCTTTACCTTAGACTCTAAATCACTAGCACATGTAACTGAGTACATGTACATAGCTTTATTAATAAGCCTAGAGGTGTTGCCAGATACGTCCTCCCGGGAGGCTATGTCCAACACTTCTTTTAAGATAACCCCCTCATTACCTGCTAAGGGGGATTTGGCAAAACTGGGTGGGGAGTCTAGTAGGAATACTACCTCAGCATCTAACGTCTCTCCTATAGAAGGTATTAATTTGTTTCTATATAGAGGGCAATGTATGCATTTTGCTGGCTTCATAAATTATCCCATTCATCTAGTATCTCTGATATATCATAGAAAGTCACATCACTACTTGTTATACCAGGACGCAGTATGCCTTTAATATCCCCTATCTTCTTCCTAACAGTATGGTAGCTAAGTGAGTTATCACTGGAATCACCCATTCGTTTTAACCTACCTGTTTTCTCTTTAGAAAATCTAGGTACCTTGCTAAGTATGTTTTGAAGAACATCAGGCCACATAACAACTAAGACCTTTACTACGCTTAAGGTCTTATCTGAGTTGGTTTTAGTATACTGCGTATATGCTAACCCGCAGTCTAGATCCCTCAGCTTATGTCTATCGGTTTTATCCGCTAGTATAGTCCTTATAGTAGTAGTCCTAGAGTCAGAACCAGGCCTCTTTAACTCTGCTCTAGCTGATAGTATCTGATCTAACAGATCTTTAGCGTGAGTAGAGCTTGTTATCCTATCTATCAATCCTATCTTCTTACTAACCACTCTCTTTATATAGGAGTGAGGGTCCCTACCAACCAGCTTAATTAGCGCTGAAGTTATTACTATACTATCCAACAATCGAGTGGGTACCGTAGATATACCTGCGTAAGCCGATATGGTATCTCGGACTTCTTGCTTATGGTAGTATGTTTGCAACTCTTGTATATTCTTACGTAACTCCTGAGTTCTAGAGAACATACCTAAGCTTATGTTTCTCTTAAAATGAGTTAGTGTTTCAGCCCCAAATAATTGCATGAGGTTTAAGTGCGGCTCAGGATGGTCCTCCTTACGTACAGATTCAAATTGCATGAACCTGGATATGTCAGCCTCATCCCTAAGGTACTGGATACCACAGCACCAAATCATAGATTTGATGATATACTCAGTTACCTCCTTGCTCTCAGCATTACCCCTAGTTATCTTAGCAGACGGACTAGAGGTTAGCTCTCTAATATCTATCAGTATTTCTCGAACCATCCTACTCTGGCGGTTATCTCCTGTATCTTCGAACTCATCTAGTACTAACCCTAGGCCACAACGGTTAACGTCTTTCCTAGTACCGGCCGCTGTGTAACTAGCTGGTATGTCTATTGTAGATTCTAATAAACGGAACCTAGGGTCCTTACCTCCAACTAAACCTAACAGCTTTGACTTACCCGAACCCCTTTGTCCATTTAGCATAGTATACAGGGGGTGAGGTAGACACCCTGTTACTGGGGTTAACATAATAGCTGCCGCTATGTACTCCGCGTCTTCTAACCCTCCTTTGAGTGTCCAAGAGTTGTGTATGGCACATACTAAGAAATCATAGGTCTCCTCTAGATCAACCTGTGATCCACTCTGCAACGTGTCACAGCCATCTATTATCTTGCTCCAAGGCTTCTTTACTACATCAAACGTATAGTTACCCACTTTAGGGCCGTCTAGCATGAACCAAGTTATACCGCCCTCAGTAAATCTACCTATATATACATCGTACCCATTAACTATAGCCCAACAGTCTTCTTCCTCCCCAGAACCATCCTCTGAGAAAGATAATTTCAAGTAGTGAGCACCGGCCTTCATCTCATCTAATCCCGTTATTGAAGGCAATCCCCTTATTATCCTCCCTACAGCAAACCTTAGGTACTTCTCCATCTTTGCATTTAGTTCTATAAGGTTTAGGGCTACCGTGTTCTTCCCTACTTTCCTAGAAGCTAATCGTCTAGGTATACCTACGTTGCCTTTTACCCAGTCAGCTGCTGGACCTAGTTCTGATTCTAACTTACCTAATAACTCATTTACTCTACTTACCCTCCAAGCTAAGGGAGTCTTAGTCTTTCTACTCCAGCCCCTCACTATACTTTCAGTAGAGTTAACCCCTTCTATACCTATGAATACTATCTCGTCTGCTAGAGCTTGCGTTATTCTAGACACAAAGCCCTCTTCACTATCATCTTGTCCTACAACTAGCTCCAACAATGTACCTAAGGACAGCGGCACAAATTTACTACTTTCTATACAGTACAGCCTTTGACTATCGGGATCTCTAAGGCAAGATCCGTTGGACGCTATTATACGTTTTACCTCCGCAACATCGTCCTTATCTATCTTCTCCATATCTGTTCTGGTCTGGGCAATAAGCCACTTGTGTGCTGATATGAAGTTAGCCCTCTCCGTTACAGTAGTCTGGGTAGGCAGGAGCTTATTTAAGGCTGCTATCCAGGTGGCCCACCCATGTATAGCTATAGCTTCATGGGGGTCTTTAGCCTTTACCTCTTCTGGCCAGTCGAACACCTTACAGGATAAGCTGGTAGATTTTATAAGGGATTTAGCTATACCATCTCCCCCATGATCAGGATGATCTGCAACTATCAACAGCTTGGTTATACCGCAGGTCTTTCTAAGTAGATCGGGGCTAGATGAACCAGCTCCGCCTACACCCAGCACAATGTCATAGGTTATACCCTTCAGGTAGTTAACTAGGTGGGCTAAGGCATCAAACTCACCCTCAACTAGTACAGCAGGTAACCCTGCAGCAGAGGGTTTACCCATACTACCCATAAAGTTCTTTAATCCTAGAAATCCAATACCGTCTTCCTCTGGGTCCGGTATGAACTGCTCATCCTTCAATGCTTTGTTCTGCCGCATGAAGTCTGCTCTCACCTTAAACCTACTTATTTCTGAAGGAGCTTTGTGGTAGCAGAATACTAAAGCGCCTATGTAGTTAGGTGTTAGTACGGGCTTTGCATAGTTATATACTTCCTGAGTCCTACGTACATGCTGGTTTAGCATTACCCCTGGAGGTAATACTCCTATAGGTAGGTTCTTGAATGTATCTGCGGAAATGCCCCTAGATTCTAAGTACTTGATACAACTTTGCGCAAATAAATATTTCTGATCATCTCTATTCTCTGAGGCTTCAACCAAGGCTTTATTACAGGCGTAGAACAGTTCTTCCTTAGTAGCATGCCTGATCTCTTCTTCCGCTAGCTTCTTTTCTACTGCTTTAGGGAAAGTCTTAACACCCTTAGACCTAAGTAGCCTAGCCGCCCCACTCCAGCTAAGTTTTCCTACTTGGCTAATAAATAACAAGGCGTTAGATTGATACTTCTGGCAACCGAAGCATTTAACAAACCCCTTATCAGGTACTATCCAACAGGAAGGCCTAGCATCTCTATGTCCTGGGAAAGGACAGTTGCCGTGTAAAGACCTACCTTTAATCTTCCAAGAATTACCCGCCCCTATCTGAGTAAGTATATCTTTCCACTGGGATAGAGATATATCCTCCCATAACTTCTTTACAGGAAGGTCTTTCACAGAGAGTCCCTCTCTTTCTCACAAAGTAGTTTGTAATTACACCAATTACATTGCCTACCTACCTTATACCCGCTAGGGTCTATGGTTTCTACCAGCTCATTTATAGTAGTGAATACAGGATTATCAGCTACAATATCTGACTTCATTACTTTTCTAGAATGCCACACCAGTTCGCCTGTGCTTGAAAAGTAAGCTGCCATGGAAACTGATTTTAAGTCGTATGCACTATGCAGTAATACCCCATATGATTCTAATTGTAGGGAGTATGTATCTATAGGCCTCTCCCTACCTGTCTTTATATCTATAGCTATGGCGTGCTTCTGACCGCCCTTCTCTATTATTATAAGTCTATCAAGTATACCTCTAAGTGCTGACCTGTTGTTCCAGAACTCTGTAGATTTTAGATCAGGCATTACGGCTAGGCGTAACTCAGCCGAATCTAGAATAACTTTATGTTTACCTTTAAAAGCGCTCATTCTGTCTTCAAATGAGGCTATTCCTCTTTTCTGACTACGTATAGTAAGTTTATTACGTCTAGTAAGAGGTACTTCTTTAAAGGCGTCCGCCTCTGCCTCATGGGAGGGTATGCCATTAACTAGGTGCTCAGCGTACTTATGTACGGCTGAGCCCATGACTAGAGGTAGGTCGTCACTAACTCTAGTCTCATCAGCGGATAACTTAGGTTTCTCAACATATTGCCAAATAAACTTTAACGGGCACTCTTTGAGTACTCCTGCTTTACTGGGGCTCCAAGGCCCAAATTCTATAGCTCCTGAGCTAAAAAAACGAGACATGGCTCGCCTCCTTCCATAGCAAGGGTTTAGTAACCTACCTGAGGGCTATTAGATGTCGAAGGGGGGCTCATCCTCGTCAGTATCTGCACTTACTTCAGCCGCAGTAACTGCTGTAGTAACTGCTGTAGTAACTTCTGTAGTAACTGCTGGCTCAACTGCTGCATTTTGGGCAGCTCTGTAAGAGAAGCTGATGTAGGGTCTAACAACTCTAGCTGAGCTGATACCTTCGTTTAACAAAGCTGCAACGTTAGCCTCGGTCAACTTAGTTTTCTCAGTGAGATCGCCTACGGCTTCTGTAAGCACCATCCCAGCTTGTTCATTGGATAGACTCACGAGTTTATCCTTTTGAGGCAACTTCTCAGTAGCTATAATAGTAACCGATTTACCAGCTAGAGCTGACTGCGGTCCGCCTGAAATGCTATTCTCAAAGATCTCTTGATCTAGAGATACTCCAGGAATAGCTGCGTTGATAAGCGCTCTAATCAACCCCAGGTTTTGTTCAATGCGCCACGATTGCTCGTTGCTCAAGGCAAAGATCTGCTTAAGACCGTCCCCTACGGCATAGCCGTCTGAGTTTGTAACGCGGTACTCAATGATAACCAGGTCCTTACCCTGCTGAGACTCACGATTTTCTACTGTCAAGATCCGCACAGTATGCTTTCCAGGGACTTTGATATAAGCTCGTTCTTCACGAGCAGGTTCTACACTTTGCATCTTTGCAAATAATTTTCTAAAATCAGCCATGTGACTTTTTATCCTTTGTTTAATAAGGCTTGCGCCTTTTCTCTTTGTAATTTACTAGGTGATCTGTGGCTTCTTGTTACCACGAAATCTCCCCTTTTAACTTCTAAACTAATTAGAATATCTCCAGGCTCAGTCCACACAGTAGACATCACTCTGTACAAAGCCTCACCTAGGTGGACATTGTTATCTGAGAATTCTATTTCTAACAACTCTAATTCATTTGATAGAGCTTCTAAAAGATATTTCAAACTGCAAGGGTTCGTGATATCTCTTAAGGGGTAACTCGAACAGTTTAAACAAGTCTTAGTGTTTGTTTTATTTGTTAACAAGTTATTGCTACTACACCCAGAGGGGTGTTCTCTGTAGACTTTCATCTTCAGAGGAACACATTCTAACTTACTACCTAATTTTCGATCGGCCGTATACAGATGCCCTGTAATCCCCTGATCAAGAGAGGAGACCACCTTGACCGATGAAGCTGACTTACTAGACATCTATTATAAAGCCCTTTCTAAAGTTGAAATACTTCCTCGCAAGGAAGAAGATTCCTTACTAAAAGAGTATCATGAAGATAGCACATTGGTGTCTCGCAAACAAGAGTTAAAGACCCGTATTTTAGAGTCCAATCTTCGCTTAGTATTCAGTATGGCTAAGACCATGTGGGATCGTAAAGACCCGGAATTACTAGGTGAATTGATAGCCAATGGTAACGTAGGTTTGGTTCTAGCCTTGGACAAGTTCAACCCTGCATATGGAACTAGGTTTTGCACCTATGCAGGACACTGGGTTATGATGACTATGCGTAAAACCTTTTCCGGTTTGGTCAGAACCCCCTCTTCTAAGCCTCAAAGCCAGTACGAAGATGATTCTTGCTTATCGGAAGGATCCTATGAGGTAGATCTGCTTGAAGACCTAGAGTCTCAACAACGTAAAGTCATAGCTCAGATATGGCTAAGATTCCTCTCCAATCGAGAGCGTTATATTATAACCAGATCTTTTAGCTTACATGATCCCGAAGCTAAGGCCAGTTCCCTACGTACTATGAGTAAAGACTTAGGTTTATCCTCTGAACGTGTAAGACAAATAAGATCTAACGCCTTAGATAAGCTAAGTCTATGGCTATCCTATCATTACCCAGAGAGCACCTAATCCTCGTCTGAGTTTTCCCCAAGCACGATAGTCTCTAAATCATTGTCATCTTTAGGATCCAGCACCCATTGTAGAACCTGGATTGCTACCTTAAGATCCAAAGCTGCGTTCTCACTAACTGCATTCTCACTATCAGCGATTAACACCAATCGAGTAGCCGCCAAACTTTGAACAGTCTCCAACAGCTCTTCGCTGGTGCGAACCGCTGTCTTGGGTGCTTTCACCGCACGCTTCTTACGATCTTGGGCTTTGATGCCTTCACCGCCTGCGGCAACGTTCTCGTTGTGCTTGGTGTCAATGAGCTCTTTAACCTCGTCCGTAGTAGGCTTAGCCTCATTCGAACCTTTAGCAGTCTCCAAGATCTCACTACGGGCATCCTCGTCTTTAACGTTAGCGATGAGCTTAGCAACGCTAATAGTGATCTCTTCCTCTTCGGCTGCCTGAATTACCTCAGGCATCTCCGCTTCTTTACTGAGTAGAGAGAGGCGGGTCTTAATGGTCTGTACGGCCAGACCAAAGTTCTTAGAACAAGTCTCTAGGGAAGTACCGCCATCCATCTGCAGCTTGATTTGACGAGCCTGTTCTATCGCAGACCAGTTCAAACGCTGGGTGTTACGGATCATAGCATCTTGGCCAAGCTCTAACTGAACTTGCTTTCGGATGTGTGCACGACACTCAGCCTGAACTTCTTCGCTAACTTCTTGGTTTAAACTAAACCAATCTTGAAAGGTATCTTCCACTATAGCATTGATACTAGGTTGTACCTCCACTCTAACTTTCGTTAGAGCTTTACCACTATCCGTAGCGACAATACCCTCATCTACCAACAAGTTGAGTACATGACAACGACGATTGCCCTCTAGTACTCTGTAGCCACTACCCTCGTCATTATCCATGACGATAGGACTCTCTAGGAGACCCTTTGCTTGGATAGATTCCTTCATGGAACTAATCTCTTCTTCAGTACCATAAAACTCACGGCTCTGAAGAATGTCTGTATCCCCAGGAGTCTTGTACTCTAGAGAATCAAGGTCTACTAACACGTAACGACGCTTGATTGCTGTCGCATCTACTGTTGGAAAATTAATGTCCATATTTATCTTTCTGCTCCTCTGCAGGTTGAAAAATGGTCGCACCACTTAGGGGCGCATACCCATTGAGTAGGGCTGGTCATAGGGAAATTACCAGCACTAATGTTTGTAGCTACCTCTCCTATCAAGTCAGTGAAATACCCTAATTCTGACTTAGTAAATGTGTATCGAGACACACCTACTTTAGGAGTTTTTGTTTTTACTACACTATCAAATCTCACACAAGAATTTTCCTGTGTGATAGCGTACATGGCTAGCTGCACGCTATTCCTACAATCAGCCTCGCTCTTAGAGCGCTTAACGACTTTTAGGTCGCATATCTCTAACTTACCTGAGCTAGCATCAATGTAGTCGATGTACCCTAGAACTGGTACGTCTCCTACCAAAGATTCGAACTTCAATTCGGATTCTACAGGCATTATGGACGTACCTACTCCCTTATACCAGGTTTTGTACAAAATTTTCGCATAATTGGTCCAGTACTCAGGTTCTTGTTCTTCTAGGTCACTTCCTTCAAAAAAAGCCCCTAAATTAGTCTCTTGATATAGCTCAGCCTCGGTTAAATCAGCTCCGCTTATTAAACCGCATAGTTTATTTTCTACTAACTTATGCACTGAAGACCCTACGGACATAGACACGGGCCTAAGTGTATCGGGTCTTTCATCTAAGACATATTGTCTATAATACTGCTGGGGGCATGACAAGTATTTGGTTATTTGTGATGCAGATAGGTATTTTCTAGGTAAAGTGTAACCCATTATCTGTCTCCTATATAGCTGAAATAGCTAAAGTTTTCTTTGTGGAACTAGCTGAGAGTACGCATTCTATATCGAAGGGGCTTATGTTCTTCGATAGGCACTCTACTACCTTGTCACAACCCACGCACTCTACTGATTTACTCATCAGGGAAGTTACGTCGATCTTTGACTGTAATAGTTTCATTGAACTGTGACTAATACTACCACGTAATACAACTACCTGTACTAGTAATTTACCTAAACCCTTAGCCCGTATACCATAGTTTCTATCCAAGGATTGAAGCCAGTGATCCAGAGACCAAGATAACTCCGCATATACCATAACAGGTGCTTTGAAAGTCACCCCAATACCCATAGATATCTGAGCTACTATTATGCCGTCACTAGACGTATTAAAGCTATCCTCTATAGTAGAGTGGCTTTTAGTAGTAGAGTCGTACCGGAATACAGGAACGTCTAATGACTTCAATTTATCCATCAACGTAACTATCACCCATTGGTGCTTGGCCCATACTATAACTTTCTTTTGAGCTTGTATATGGCTAGATACTAACTCAACCACTGAATCTAGTACCTCTGCGCTACCTACTAAACCTACGTCTCTACCTGGGTCTTTAGAAATAACTAAACAATTACTGGTGTAGGGCTGGTAGTTATTAGAGACGCACCTATCTAACTGAGGACATCCATCACACAGGGTTGGGTCTTTTCTAGACTTATAGGCAAAACCCATCGACAGCTGGGCCAACCTAGTCATCACTGTTAGGGGGTTTGGAACCTCACCTAGAGTTAAACCCCCCACAGTTATGGGCATTTTCCTAACAGTGGTATTGTATAACCTCTTAGTCTTAGGACTAGGAGGAACCTCTATTATCTGAGTAGTCCTAGTAGGGAGATCCAGACATTCATCTGCTGTCTTCCTAAGAGAAACTGACGTTACTAGATCATTTAATTCATCCAAGTTCTTGTACCCTGTAATAATGTGCTTATTATAGGGAGAGCGTATGGCATATTGGTTTATAAAGTGCCAAGAGTTAGGGACTGTGAAGTCACCCAGTACTTTTAACTGTGCCCAGAGATGTTGTGGTGATCCTAGAGAGGGCGTACCTGATAATAGAACTCTACGTTCTACAGGTTTAGAGTTAATAACCTCCAGAACAGCCTTTGTTTTGCCTGATCTAGGGGTCCTAATGCTATGTGACTCATCTAATATGGTATCTGTGAAAGGTACCTTATCTATTAGCAATTGCTTAGCTACTCTACAGGTATCGTAGGTTACTACTAAACCCGCACAGTTAGCTACCGCCAGAGCCTCAGCTATCTTCTTTTCTCTAGACTTACCCGTGGCCGTTATAGGTATTAACTGAAGGGATCCTTTAGAGTGGAAGTCCATCTCCTTAGCCCAGGTAAACTGATTTACCTTTAGGGCTATTATTAGCCATAAACTATTGGGTTTCTCGGATCTAGTATGCTGTATTAGATCACAGCCTATCTTTGTTTTACCCAACCCAGGGTCTAGGAACAAACCCATCCTGGGCATATGTATAACTAGGCTCAGGGCTTCTATCTGATGGTCGTATGGTTTTATCGGAGGGGCATATCCTTTAAGATCATAGCTAGCCATACTATTGATATCTCTAGTAACTTTAAGCTTAAGGTCATGTACTGACTTATCTTTATTGAGAGTGCTAACTGCAGACATGCTATCTATATCTTCTAGAACCCATTCTGCAAAGGGTAAGAAGCCTGGTGCAAACCAGGTATTGCCTTTCTTAGAAATACCGTATATGCTGCGCACAGCGGGTACTTCTACTGGTTGAACGTTTCTAATTAGTACTAGTGGTAACCCTGAGGAGGATTTAGCCACAGATACGTCTGCCATAGGTACCTCCTTTATTTAATATAAATGGCGATGGCGTATACTTATAACATAAAAATCTAGTATTTATAGGGAGAAGCAGATGCTTGGAAGTACATTTGAATCGCAGTCTAGTGGTACTAATGGTGTGTATGGTGATCCCATGCGCCTGTGGGCTCATTCCTTTTCATCCAGGAACTTAAAGCAGCTTTTTAGATGGACCGAATACCTGTACTACAACTCTGCCCAGATATTTGCAGGGACTAGGAAGTTTGCTGAGTACCCTATAACGGAACTAGAGTACTTATCCGATAGCGATAAAGTTACCGGACTATATAGGAAGCTATTAGAGGATATAGTGGGCGTTAAGAGAGCCCTGATTAAGTCATCTATAGATCTGCAAGTTTACGGTAATTCCTTTACCTCAGTCCATCTACCTTTTAAGAGATTCTTGAAATGTAAGAAGTGCGGATTTAAAAAATCAGCGAACAGTATGGAGTTTAAATATAACCCTAACAAAGCTGTCTTTAAACATGAGTGCGGAGACTGCGGGCACAAGGGAGAATCTACTGTAGTGGACACCTTACAGCTGTCTCCTGAGGACATAAATATAGTAAGGTGGGATCCTAAACTAATACAGGTAAACTACAACTCCGTAACTAATCAGTGTGAGTATTACCTACAGGTACCCTCTAGCCTTAAGTCTAAGGTTCAGGGTGGGGATAAGCACTTAGTGACCACTCTCCCGTTACCCTTACTAGAGACTATAGCTAACGGTGAACTTTTCAAGTTCAATAAGGATGAGTTGTTCCATATGAAAGCAGACTCCCCTGCTGGAGTAGAGAGCGGCTGGGGCTACCCCCCCTTAATAACATGTATGCCTTTGTTCTACCATGCTAGCGTACTTAGAAAGGCTAATGAATCTATAGCTTTAGAGAGAATAGTACCTATGCGGGTTATGCATCCTCAGGCTATAAGCGGTAATGCCGATCCTATACTAAGTCTATCTATGGGTAAGTTTATGTCTGAGGTGGAGGATAATATAGAAAAGTGGAGAAGAGACCCTAATCATATAATGATGAGCCCTGTAGCCGTAGGAGTATCACAGGTAGGTGGGGAAGGTAGAGCCTTAATGGTAAATGCCGAGATACAGCAAGCTGAGGATAATATAATCGCAGCTATGGGATTCCCTAAAGAATTTGTGTATGGAGGTCTTAGCTATACAGGTAGTAGTGTGACTTTACGTATGTTAGAGAATCAATTGGAGTCCTCTGTATTCCAGTTAACTCAACTACTTAGATGGGTTACTAATAAAATGGGTAGGTTCTTAGGTTGGGATACATGCCAGGTTAGCCTAGGTGACTTTAAGATGATAGACGATGTATCTCAGAAGCAGTTAGTCATGCAGCTATTCCAGATGGGAGTAGTATCCAAGACCACTGTAGCTGAGGCTCATGGTATAAATGTAGCTGAAGAGAGAGATAAGATTAAACAAGAAAACTTAGCCGACGCCAGATTCCAGAAAGAGATGGAGCTGGATATGATGGACATGCAGAAAGATATAAGCCAGCAAGCTAGGCAAATGGCTGCCGACCAACAAGGCGGCGGGGGTCTTAATTATGACCAACAAGCTGTTATAGGTCAGGCAGAGCAGGTAGCTATGCAGCTACTACAGTCTGACCCAAGCACTCGTAAATCTCAGCTAGCTAGTTTACAGGCTGAAGATTATGTGATGTACTCTGTGGTCATACAACGTATGGAACAAATGCAGCTTGATCAGAAGAACCAAGCCGTACAGCAAATGCAATCCCAGGGTGGCATGCCCCCTATGTAAGGAGTTAATCTATGAGCGGTGATCAGGATTTCATAACAACTATCTCTCAAGTGGCGGGTAATCAGGAGGGTCCTAGTCTACCCGATCCCTTCCCTAACATACCTACACCTCCAGCAGGTTTCGACCCGGAAGCTAACCCCCTAAGAACAGACTCAGTTAGCCCAGAACCACCTCCGTGGGCTAAAAAAAAGAAGAAGCAAGATTACATACCTTACGCTAGAGTGTTTGTTATAAACTCAGAGGGTAACCCTGAGTATGATAATATACTTAGGCGCGGAGCTAATGGGGAAATAGTACTAGCTAAAAAAGAAGTTGCGGACCTGAAGGGGTCGCCCGGCTTCAAGGTATATCTTGAATGGATGGAACCTGTGGGCTAAAGAATAGAGAGTGGTTGCCAACTAGCCTTGGACTTACGTCCACTATCTATTCACCCAAAACTATTTACGTTTTGGGCCGAGGTTCTTCAATAAACCTAGGACGTCAATGATCATGAAATTAAACATACTCATCTCCCTTTCCTTCTGCGATAGCCATCCCGGTTATGGGCCCGTTTGAACTTAGCAAGTTCATCTGGATTAACCCATCCCGAGTTCAGATCTAAGAAGTCACCCATGCCTCTAAGAGGCCTCATAGGTCCCGCCATTCTTAAATGGTCCGGGTCGAAATCCCTATTTCCTACATATAGGCGACCATCGTTACCCACCCCCTCAAACTCACCAGTGTAGGCTCTACCGCTGTGCGGTATAACCCTGGTTCGTTCTCCGGGACATGGGCAACGATTTCTACTAGCTACCAAATACCCAATACCCAATCCTAATAGACCAGCTAAGAGATATATTTCCGCCCCTGCGGCTAATATAAACTCCTGCTGATCTACCTGCCCTGTGTCATCCCAGCTGTATGAAACGTTGTCCTTGGCTTGCTCAACCAAGAACCTATTACAACGTATAAACATCCTACGTGGGGGGTACCACCATATATTCAAGGGCATTCTATTATTCAAAGAGTTATCTCCTCCTTACTCCTCTCCGGCCAGGGAGAAGAGTTTTTCTTTAGTTTCGACGCTAACTATTGGGTCTAAGGTCACCCGTTCTATCCACTCTTCCCTGGTGTAACCCGCTAATCCCTTCAGGGGGTACAATGGGGATACCAACTCATTTTCCCGTACGAACCAAGGAGGTAATAACCAAGGAAGATCTTTGTCAGCCTTAGTAAGGCTCTCGCTCAAGCTTAGACCTCTTCGAGAGGAAACGTCCTTAACCCAAGACATTAACTCACCCCAACGATGCTTGGCACCTTCGGCCGATAACTCTTGGATGTAACCTCTTACAGATGGCAAAGCCGTCATCAAATCGGATTTACCCGGAGGAAAAGGTCTAAGTACCAGCTGTAAAGCCTCAATCACCGCCTTGTCCGTTTTGTAACCGCGGTTCGAAGTCTCTATGCTCGTTTCCCATAAGGACCTCAATTCCTCATTCGTTGCCACGAACTCTTGCCACTTTGCCGTTCTCTCTTGTCGTTTCTTCTCCTCCTCTACTTCTTCCCATTCATCCCAAACCTCATCGAAGCAGGTTTCCAGAGATTTTAATTCCTCCTGCTCCCTACGAGCCCGTTCCTTCTGCGCTTCCGCCGCTTTCTGCAACTCTCTCGTCCTGCGGCTTTCCTGCTCTGCCTCTAGCCGCTCTGCCTGGGTAGGCTTTGAAAAACGTTCTTTATCGCGCTCCTCAAAACCGATCAAAGCGTGCCAGATCGACGAGGTGCCGACTACTGCCCCCTTCAATTTCTTACCATCTACCTCTTTACCCTCGCGCCTAACCTCTACCAAGTTAGGCTTTAGTACTATTCCAAGCATAGGGACATTGATATGCCCACCATCCTCATCAGGCAACATACTTAGGCCTTCAGGTAAATCCCCCTGGAATTTAAGGAAGCGTGCCGCCTTCTCGCACTCCTCATATGGTCTCTTGTTCCTAGCTGTTGATACTCCCACCTCGAAGGTGGAGATGGGGTCTAGCCGCTCTGAGCCCTCCGGGTGAGCCCAAGACGCCTGTACCCAAGCGACATCGCT